TAATTTCGTGTACCTGACCGATATGGGGATATTCGATTTCCCTGAGACTGCACCGCACTATCCGGTGCTTTGGGTATCAACTGATGAGCGGTGTAATGATGCACCGTTTGGTGAAACAACCAGAATAGAGGTGGCGGCTTAGGCCGTCACCCAATGGAGACAGAAGATGAATATAGATACATATAAAAATATCGAGTTCCTGCGTAATGATCTGGAAAAATTCAAAGCCCACTGGTCGGGCGGCATCATGGGCGTTCCGATGAAAGTTATTGCTCATTTCATTAAGCATGGCACTCACTCAAGCTACAGGGCTGATCAAGATGTAAAACCTCAAATCCATGCCATTGAGGAAAGGTTGGCAAAAAGCAATTCAGAAAATATCTGGAAAGCTTTTGAAAACTATTGCGAGAATGCTGGCAAGGCCATCAGGCGGTATCGTGAGGAAAGAAAACAAATAGACGGTTACAGCCCGTTAAAGAATGCCAAAACAAAATCAAAAAGACAGGCACAAAGGGTTATCGATAGCGCATTCCCCAGATCAACATCTGAGATTTTTTCGGCCAGCAATGGGGACTCCAAAGTCGAGGTCGATAATGAAGGTCGATACAATATGAGCAATCTTGTTCCTGTCCCGATCACATGGTTCAAGACAATACACCTAAAAGGCTTTTCAATCATTCAATCACCTAAAGGCAAAAGGTTTGTCATGAGGTGTAAGCCTGTCGATGTTCAGTATGTTGACGAGGCTGGCTTGAATGCTTGGGAAGTGACCGTTGTCGGCTTCAACAAAAAGATGGGCTTTACTGAGAATGGCTGGATGATCACCCACAAATCAAGTGATCACGATGACCTGCATCCGCTGTTTGATATGATCCGCGATGAAACGGTGATCCCGCATAGCTTTGGTGAGAGCCTGTCAAAAGCCTTTAATCTTATGAACCGCCGGACTGTCCGGCACTTAACCAAAATGATGGAAAACTAGAAGGGAGATTTGTACGATGGTACAAAAGCAAATTATAAACTGTATTGCTCAAACCCAAGAGCAAATTGATAACGCAAATCACGTTATCACTATTGTATGGGGAACATGTCAGGACAAGACAGAAACATATGCTTTCGATACAGAGGAAGATAAAGAAATGTTTTTGTTGGGCGTTGATGCCGCTTGCGGCTATTTAGATTATGAGATCGAAGGGGAGCAAGTGTAATGGGTATGAGTAGTTGGATATTAGACTTGGAAGATAAGTTTGCTGATGAGGTTTCAAAACATATCGGCGGATGTGAGGATATAACCGATCTTCAAGATAAACTGGTAGTCAACAAGTCGTTTGATTTGTTGGCTCATATGTCCGATGAGGAAAAGACTGAGGCTATGTCTGATCATTGGAATGAATATTGGTCGCAAAATGGAGAGACAAAATGAAATATTATATTGGAAATATTGACGAGCAACATGGTGAGTTTGAAGTAGAGCAATCTATCTTGTTCGCAACCGCTGGTGATGCTGATCAGTTAATGGAACGGCTTGCCAAAGAATGGTATGGGCTGGATGAGCATAACTCTGATGGTCTGCGTGAAGGTATGTACTGGAATGACACTATGGCCTATGGGGCTGGTTGTCATTACGAGGTGAACAAGACCACCTACGATGAGCTAAAATCTAAGCGTGTGTTTACTGAAATTTATGCTGATGAGGAAGTCAAGTACGACAGAACGCCTCAGCCTTTTGAGGGGAATGAATAATGACTGTGATAAATCTTAGGTTAACGCCAGCCGAATTGAACGCTATTGAGGTTGGTCTTGATACGATCATTGAGCAGCTTATGCATCCTTACCAAAAGGATAACAGGCAAAAGCTTATCATGGCTCTTGAGGCTCAAGAAACAGTCGAGTGTGCTTTGGGAGACTTCTATGATTAGCTGGCATAGCGCACCGACATATCGATATCAGGGCTATGTCTATAAGCCTGATGTCGATGAGTATGATGACGGTATTCGCAAGGCTAGTCACAATGTCTATAAAGAAGGGCGTGAGTATATGATGCACGCCCTTCCTGTGTTTATAATCGATGCATCACCATATCGCTGGATAAACTACGACTCATTCACATACCATGTCGATATGATGTGCGGTAACGTCTATGGAGAGAACAAATGAACTACTTTATATTTTTCTTAGGACTGTTCATTTCGTTTGCTGGGGTTGAATATATAGAGATACCTTCCAATAGCTTATTCGTTGGCATGCTGGTTCTTTATTCTGGCGCGTTTATGGCAATGGTAGGGATCGTTCAATTAGCAAAGAAGGGCGCGTGATATGAATTTTGACGAAGCAAAAATGGCCTACATCATGGAATGCAGAAAAGTCGGGAAACTACCCGAAATCGTTACTACCATGATCTGGGATAGGATCAGTGAACAATATACACTTAGCAACAAAGATGGTGATATTGCTGATCTGGAACCCAATGGCCGTGTGATCAGAATGGACTGGAAATAATCAAAGGGGAGCTGGTGAAAACCGGCTCCCCTTTTTTTTGTCTTGGAGTGACCTATTTTATTTAGACCATAGTACAAATGCGGTCAACCCTCTTTTGTGCATTCACCAGCGCAAGCCAGATACCCAGCGCAATCGATATAATTATCCTCATGTGACCGGTTAGATTTTATTCTGGCTATTTTTAACAGCCCCATCATCACCCCGACATCGACAGAATTAACGTCAACGCCCAAATGAATTGACCAATATTTTGCTATCGTTGAAAAATTATCTTCCATTTCGCCGTGATCCGCAGCCCGATCAGCGGTAACATATTTTTTGGCCGTGTCTAAAATTTTTGCTCTGTTCATTTTTTTCTCTAAAGATTAACTACTGTCATACATTCCATGCGGAGTGCTAACGTGCGGAGTGCTAGAATGGTGTGTCGTATTGAGGTGACTGAGATAAAAAGTCGTCCTTTATCCCCTCTGTGTATTTTGATGTTGTTGGATTGAAGTACAGCTCCGCAACTCCCTGTTTGCCAACCCAAGAAAATCTACACTTCCATATATGTATTTCCGACATGGAACTGTTCACTGGGTCTGGCCTGTGTACTGACATCCCGATGTCTGCCTTTGCGAACCAAGCGGCTGATCCAGATATGTCATACCCCTTTGGTGGTGGAACCTTACCGTTAGAATCGCGCATCATCTTTGTAGGGTGAGCCACAAACCAAAGATGGATTCCGTGAGACTGGGCAAACACCCTTAACTGTGTAAGCATCTCGCTAATCCAGTCAGTCTCCGATATGTCTCCGTTTTTCTGAATGTAATTGTATGGGTCTATTACAGCGCCTCTTATGCCGTGCCTCATAACCGCAATCTTCAATCGCTCTATTATGCCGCCAATCGTGGCCATCGATCCATCGTTTTGATAGAGGAAGCTAAAGTGTTCCCTGACAAACGACTTCCCCTTTTCCAGTTCTTCCTTGCTCAACCTTGGGGTTATCCCAGTAAAGAATGGCTTTGCGAAATGCTTGCTTATCAGCTTTGCTATATGTATTCGGGGTTCGTTTTCAAATGAGCATATGGCAAACTTCCAACCCTTTTCCTCAGCTAAGTTTACCATGATCTGGTCAACGAACTCAGACTTACCAGATGATGGGTGTCCTGTGACCACTGTTAGCTGCCCCTCTACAACACTGTATAGATCATCGACATTCCCATATCCTGTTGAAGCACCCTTACCCATCCCCTTTTCGTATATCTCGTCTAGCTGGTCATAGAAGTGTGACGCATCATACAGACCGGCTACCGGCCAAGGCGTGACCTCTTCACATATCTTTTTAAGGTTATCCTTGCCCAAGTTCACCAGAACGTCATTCGCATCCTTGCAGTCGTCAGGCCACTCAACACGCCAACACTTGTCCTTGCCTATCCTTCTGGCAATCTCTTCTGCCATAGCCTCTCCAGCCCCATCTGAGTCTGTGGCAATTATTATTCTGGCCGCTGCATCAAGGTTGTCTTTTGCGTCCCACAGAAACCGAAACTTGCTATCGTCTTGAGGGTCTATCTTGCCGTCAACAACTTTCATCACCGCCCCATTGGGGACAGACACGACACTTTTGAAACCTATCTCCATTAGTGATAGGGCATCCATTTCGCCCTCACAAATGTATAGGTCTTCGCCCTCTACAATCGAATCCAAATTAAAAAATGATGCGGGTGATCCGCTGCAAGAAAAGCCCTTGTCAGATATAGCCCTGACCTTCGCCGCATACACCTGAGATTTATTTGTGTATGGAAAAACAACGCACTCAGTTTGCTTCTTTAAAGAAGAGATGTAGTGCTGCGCTGTCTTGATCTTAGCGTCCTTGGCGGTGCTTTCTGATATTCCCCTGTTTCCAAGCCAAGCAATTGTATTTGCTGTTAATTCATCCCAATCCTGCTTAACAACAACAGCCACTTTAGCTTCCTTTCTAACAG